GTCCGGGCCGACCTGGTTGACCGTGCCCACCTGACCGAGCGTCGGATGCCCGACCGTGAAGTACGAGCCCGACGTCGGCGTGGAGAAGCCGACATAGACCCGGATCGTGGGCAGCGGCATCTACAGCACCTTCTGCCCGTTCACCCGAAGCTCGCCGCCACCCTGCAGGTAAGCGCCGAGATAGTTGATCACCTCGGCGCCGATCTCACGCGGGTGCGAGCCGACCGCAGCGTTGATCGTGAGGTTGACGTTGGTCACCCCGCCGCCGCCGGCGCTCTGCCACATCGGGGTGACCCGCTCGGGCTGGTAGTTCTCGCCAAAGGAGTAGGTGCGGCCGGACGCCCCAACGCCGAAGATCGGCTCCGAGATGACGCCGCCGCTCTTCATCGCCCAGTGGTCGTGGGCGTTGCCGTGCGCGAAGTCGTGCCCGGCCTCGACTATCGCCGAGTAGGTGTGTCGGCGGCCGTTCTGGATGTTGAGGCTCTGCCAGGGGGTGATCAGCTCGCGGGTCGCGGCGAAGTAGTGCGCGTTGATCCATTCGGCGAGAGCCCTCGACGGGGCGAAGTCCACCGCCCGGCCGAAGCCGTGGTACGACCGGTTCCCGGTGACGGTGATCGCACCCGGCCGGTAGTCCGAGTAGATGCCGATGCCAGGGAACGCCGCCCGGACGACAGCCTCCATCCACTTGTAACCAGGGCCACCACCCCCGCCGGGTACGGCGGGGACAACCGCATCGCCGACCTCCTTACGCGACGGAATCCGGGTGCCGCGTGCCGTGGTCGGGAACGGCCACACCTGGCCGCCGGACGCGTAGCCGGGCGGGGTCGCCTTGCCGGTGGTGTTCATCGCGTTGAGCAGGCCCGGCGCCTGCGACTCGATCTTCCGCCGCGAGTCCTTCTTGATGACGAACTCGTCGGCGTGCACGACGCCCGCCGGCTGCCACTTCGAGCCCGGACCGGTCCAGCCACCCTCGGCGTAGTACTTCCCGTCCGGGCCCTTGATCGGCCCGTTGAAACCGACCGGAATCCTTCCGCTCTTGAGCGCCTGCTGGTAGATCGACAAGCGGCGCAGCGCCAGTTCGGCGCCGGACGCGCCGTAGACGGTGACCGTCGCCCGGTACGGACCGGCGAAGTGGTTGGCGGCCGTGTACGCGTCGTCGAGCTGCTTCTTCGCATCCTTCGCGCCCGGCGCGGAGGTCTTCGCCGCATAGCTGCCGTCGTACTGGTCGGCCGCCTTCTTCGCCCCCTGGAATTCACCGGTCAGGATCTTGATCTCGGTGGCGGTCACGCCGGCGTGCTTGAGCGTGTTGATCAGGGCGGGCGACAGTTTGCCGTTGAACCCCTGCGCGACGTTTCCGACGGCGCCCTGCAAGGCGATCGACGCGAGCGCGAGCTCGTTCGTCGCGGCCCTGGCTTCCTTGCTCTTCTTCCCGTGCTCTTTGATCGCCTTGGTGGCATTGTCCTGGGCCGACTCAAGGTCGGTCTCGGCCTTGATCAGCCCGAAGACCGGGTCCGTCTCGGCCTTCATGAAGTCAGAGAGTGCGCCGAGTGCGGCCCTCTGGCCCCTGGCCGCACCGGCAGCCGCTTGGGCTGCCGTCGTGTACTTCTGCGTCTCCGCCACTGCCGGGCCTGCGGCGCCGGTGACTTGCTTCATCCCATCGGCCGCGGCGACGGAACCGTCCGCAGAAGCATGACCGGCCTGGGAGGCTTTGTCCCAGGCGGTGTTAAGCTGCCCGACCTCCTTGTAGGCGTTGGGAAGTAGCTTCGCCAGCTGTTCGGTGTTCAGGCCCGACTCGGTCAGAACGCGGTTCCACAACTCCGACGCGGTGCGCGCATTCGACGTGGTCGTCATGTACGCGGTCAGCGCTTGATCGAACGCTGTCATGTTGTCTTTGGCCGTGTCGAACGACAGGCCGAAGATGCGGTCGTTCAGGGTCTTCACCAGCGACGACGCGCCGGGAAGCAGCGTCGTGATGTCGTTGAGGCCTTTCCAGAAACCGTGGCTGGCGGCGTCCGCGGCCTGGGCGTTCTTGCCGAGGTCCTTGAGGTTATTGCCGAAGATGTCGCTCAGCTCGCCGGTCGCCTTGCCGGTGCTGACGAAATCGGTCAGCGACGCGGTGAGCTGGTCGACGTTCGCCGAGGTGGTGTCGAACTGCTTCGCGATCTCGCCGACCACCTCGAGCACCGTCAGCCAGATGCCGATCTTCCCGGCGACCGACGTCACCCGCGACAGCCCGAGCGCGGCCTTCTCGCCGGCCGGGCCCATCGCGATCAGCTCGGCGTTCGCCGACGCAAGCCCCTTGCGCAGCTTCACGAACGCGGCCAGTGCGAGCAACGAGGCGCCGCCGACGCCGGCCAGGACGGTCAAGGTCCCACTGACGGCCGGCGGCATGGCGAGGAACTGGCCGACCATGCCATCGAGGGACTTCGTCAGCACCCGCAGGCCGCCGTTGGCGCCCGATCCCGACTGGATCGCCAGGGTCTCGATGGAGCCCTTCAGTCGCTCGATGTCGCCGGACAGGTTGTTGGTCAGATCGCCGGCGGTCTTGGAGGCGTATCCGGCGGTGTTGGTCTTGTTGATCCAGTCCTGGATTCCTGCGCCGCCCTGCTTGTAGAGGACGTTCGCGGCCCGGATCGCGTCGGTGCCGAAGATCATGGCCAGGGTCTGGTCCCGCTGTGCCTGAGTCAGGCCGCCGAGCTTGTCGTGCAGCTGCTGCGCCAGGTTGGTGATGCCGACGAACTTGCCCTGCGCGTTGTACGCGGAGATGCCGAGCTCGTCCATCGCGTCTTTGGTCTTGGCCTGCGGGTTCGCGAGCGACAGCAGCATCGTCTTGAAGCTGGTGCCCGCGTCGGAGCCGATCAAGCCCGCGCTCGCGAACGCCGCCAGCGTGCCGGTGGTGTCCTCGACCGACAGCCCGAACTGCGACGCCACGAGGCCCGACTGCTTGAGCGCGTAGCCCATGTCGTGCACGGAACCCTGCGCCTTGCCGGCACCGGCGGCGAGCAGGTCGGCGATGTGCGGAATGTCCTTGCCCGACAGTCCGAACTGCGTCATCGCGGTCGCCGCCGTCTCGGCCGCCTCGCCGACATCGAGCTGACCGGCCGCGGCGAGGTTCAGCGCACCCTTCAGCCCGCCGCCCAGGATGTCGGCCGCCGAGACACCCGCCTTGGCAAGCTCCGTCACCCCGTTGGCGGCCTGGGTGGCGGAGTACTGGGTGTCCTTGCCCGCCTGCAGCGCGGCCTGGCGCAGCTTGTCGATGTCGCTCGCGCCGGCGTGGGTCGCCGCCTGGACCGCCGACATGCTCTTGTCGAAGTCCATACGCATCTTGACCGCGCCGGCGGCCAGGCCAAGCAGGCCGATCCCCGCGATCCCGGCGCTGTCGGCTACCTTGTCGAGCTTGCCGCCCTTTGCTGCCTGGTCGAGCTTGCCCTGGAAGTCCTTCGTCGCCGCGCCCGCGCGGGCAAGCGCCGACGTGTACTGCGAGATATTCGCGGTGAGGACGACCCCGACGGTGCGCAGAGCCACGACTCACCTCTTCCGGATCGTGGTGCCGAACAGGCGAGCCTCGGCGTACGGGATCTGCTTCTTGCCGTTGTCGGTGAGCGCGTTCTTCCGCTCGGCGATCGCGAGGGTGGAGCGGCAGGTGGACTCCAGTACCTCGAACTGCGGCCCAGTCGCCTCTTCGGAGGTGCACACGTCTAGCGGGCGGCCGCATCGCGGGCAGAGGCTCTCGCGGTAGACCGCCAGGCCGATCAGCTCGGCGCGGTCCTGCTCGGTCCAGAGCGGCTCGCGAGTCGTCACCGACCGGACCAGGCGGCCGCGCTCGTACTCGTGCTCGACGACCTCGGCGGGCTCCCGGCCGTCGAGTCGTGACGGCGGAATGCCTAGGCGCTCAGCGAGCTCGACTCGGCGCCGGAAGCTGACATCAGCCGTGAGGCGGCGAACGAGAAAGGGATGTCCACGTCACCCCTGCACAGAACCCAGGCTGCGGCGGCGAGCTCCTCGAATTGCTGCTCGTTGACCTTGCCCATGAGCTGTGCCCAGGTCTCGTCGTCGAGCTCGGGGTCGATCAGGCACATCCGTGCCAGCGGCTCGAAGCCCTTGTCGACGTCGAAGCCAAAGACGGCGTCTTGCTTGTTCGGCTCGCCGTCCTCGATGCGGACCGGGTACTCAGCCTTGAATGCGCGGAACTCCGGCTTTGGCAGGGCACGTAGCCGGAAGGTGTAGACGCTCTCCTGCATCTCGGCTTCGAGGGCCTGGATGCGTTCGGCGATCTCGGCCGTGCCGTTTCCCGCCAGGCTGTTGCCCGCGGCCTTCTCCGCGCGCTCGAGGTCGCGCTCGGCCTGCTGGTGCTCGGCGACCAGATCGCCGCGGAGGCAGATCTCAACGGTGCGCTCTGGCAACTTCGCCGCGTTGAGCATCGCCTTGAAGTTCTTCAGGGTGCCCTTGCCGCTCACGCCGGTCACCGCCCGCAGGTCGGACATTTGGCGTCGAGGTACTTCTGGACGATCGGCGGCGGCGGGACCTTCATCGGCTTGGTGATGGTGGTTTCCTCGAGCCGGTTCGCGCCGTAGCGGATGACGAGACCGCCGGCGCCGTCCTTAGGTGCAACGCGGACACGCACGCGGGTGGTGATCGTGTGCCCGCCGAGCGGCGTGCCGTCACCATCCCGGTAGCTGCAATCAGGGCGCTCGTCGGCGGGCACGAGCGCCGGATCGACGCCGTTGTCGCGCAGCCAGTCGCAGATAGCGGTGCGGAGCCCAGGGTGGGCGTTGGGTTCTCCATGACCGAGGGCGACGAATTCCTCCACGTCGGCCGTGACGGTCACTTTTACTTCGCGGCTTGCCACGTTCTCTCCTACCCGAACGTCCCGAACGAAGTGCCCGGCCGCCGGTTCGGGAGCGGCGGCCGGGCACGAAAAAACCGCCCCGAGAGGCGGCGACTGAGAGAGGCTGCGAATCAGGCGACGGCGGACCGGAGCGCGGGCGACGAGGTGATCTTGATGCCGATGGTGTAACGCTCGACCGTGTTCGGCGCCGGGTCCATCCGGCTGACCTCCTCGCACAGCGCCGGGTACACCTCGACGCCCTGCGCCGACGCCCAGGCCGTAGCCTGAGCAACCGACCGGCGGATCACCACGTAGCCAGCCGTGTCGCGGGTCAGCGTGGTGAAGATCGTGTCCGTACCGCTCTGCCGCTTGAGCGTCAGCTGCGTATTGGAGAAGCTCGTCCGACCGTTGACGTTCGTGGTGAACGTCGACGCGAGCGAGCTGGTGTCGACGTCGGCGGTGTCCGGGTTGAAGCCCGACAGGCCGTCGGCGGTCATCGTCGAGGTGAGGTCGATCCCGGCGTTCAGCTCGCTGGTCGTCGGAGCGTTGATGTTGGCGATCGACGTGACCCAGTAGACCCTGGTCTTGCCATCGCTGGTGATATCGGCCACGGCCTACTTCTCCTTCTGCTCGCCGCCGGCCGCGGCCGGGGCCTTGGTGGGCTTTGCGGGCTCGGCCGCCGGCGCGCTTTCGCCTCCGGGCGGCGGCCCGGGCTTCCAGCCGAGTCCGCCCCAGTCCTCGACCGCTCCGTACGGCAGCTGGCCGGGTCCGATCTCTGGGTTCTCGTTGACGACACGTACCTGGTCGGTGGCGCCGGGCTCGTCGGCGTCGGACCAGCCGTGGACCTTCACCCACCAGTCACGCTCGGCGGCGCTTGCGACCAGGGCATGAACGCCTTCGACGTCGCGGATCCAGTACTTCTGCTTGTCGGTCATCGCGCCGGCTCCTCAGGCGGTGTAGAGCTCGTAGGTGACGCCGGTCAGAGCGCCGGAGAAGGTGACCGTCGCGACGCCGGAGGTGTTGACCGCCGCGCGGGGGACGAGGATCATCCGGACGCCCGTCGATGGGGCGGCGACGGCCGTGACCGTGCCGGGGTTGCTCTGCGGCGTGAAGCCGGGGTCGAGGACGGAGACGTTGGTGGACGTGCCGGTCGTGATGACCCGCAGGAACCAGCCGTTCGGCCCAGCCGTGCCGCCGGAGATCGTGTCCGAGGCGGTCGGAGTGATGGCCGATGGCGTGGTCCCGGTCGTGACGACCGACTGAGGAGAGACGAGCGCCATGCGGCGCACCCCCTATGGGCAGAAATCGGACAGGGCATCCGCCGAATGACGGACGGTGATCTCGTGCGTGCGGGCCGTACCATGCCGGGCATGACAGCCAGCACCGACCAGCGGATGGTCGAGGAGTTCATGGCCGGCGCGGATGTGGCGGCCATCGCGGCCCGCTACGCGGTGCCGGAGGAGTACGTCGACCGGGTCATCGAAGAGACGCACCTGAATAAGAGGCCGAAGCGCAGCTGGAGCCTGGCGCTCGCGGGGAACCGGGTTGCGCTCGCATTCGCGATCGCCTGGGCCGCGTGGCTACTGCTCCAGACGCCGGCGCTTCAGATGCCGCCAAGCGCGGGGCTGTTCTTTTGCCTGCTCGTCGGTGTTGTGGCTTACGCCCTAATGACCGCCAGGTTCCGACCGCGGCCTTAACTGGACGTCGCGGTCCACCCGTACACATCGACGACGTCGAAGACCGCCGTGCCCGGAACCTCTTCGTTGCGCTGCGGCGGCTGGCCCTCGATCCAGCGGACCGGGTTGCACGAATAGCCCGCCACCGTCAGCGTCTGATCCAGTACCGCGGCCCGGACCCGGCCTGCCACCGCCCGCGCGGCCTTGGCGCCTTCCGGGTCGGCGCCGACGCAGTGCACGATGGCCCGGGCGTTGATGACCGTGCTGGTCAGCGTCAGCGACAGCCACTCAGGCGCGGTGAGCCCATCCGGTGTCTCGATCGAGAAGTAGACCAGCGCGTACGGCGCGACCGCCCCGTCCGGGACTTTCCCGTCGTAGACGGTCAGGTCCGGCGGGCCGCCCGGCGCGTCGGACAACAGCGCCAGGAACGCATCACAGTGGACCTGGATCGGCCAGCTCATCCCAGGCCCAGCGCCTTCACGGCCAGGTCTTCCATCGCCTTCTCGAACCGCGGCTGCTCGGCGTCGGCGGCCGGGCGCATG